ATCACATTATCATTATGTAGATTAGAGGTAGAACACGCACAACAAGCTCACGCATTATTTTCTCACATTAAGTCTCAATTACTTAAAAAAGGAATTAGCAGAGCTGATATGACAGGAACAATTTTTCAAGAAATCGTTTCTACTATTGTAATGCAAGGTATTATGAGAGATTTCTCTACACTATTATGGTGGGGAGATGCTTCTAATGGAGCTAACACACAAGCACTATGTAATGGAGTTTGGAAAGCATTAGATGCTAATGTTGGTGGATCTTTACCTACATCACAAGTAAAAGTATTTAACACAAACATGATCACTACTTTAGAAGATATGTTAGCAGCTCGTTCTACTGAACTAGCAACTGCTGATGGTCAAGTAATTTATTGTTCAAGAGCTTTTGCTGATGCTTATGCAAAAGAATTAAGAGGTTCTAATGGAGCACATACTGCTGCTTATGCAGATCTACAAGATGGTGTAGGTGCTTTAAGATTTAATGGTGTTCCATTAATGGTACAGAACTCATGGGATGTTGATATTGCAACTCATGGTGCTGCTTTAGCTAACATGGCAAATGGTCTTGCACCAAATGCTATTGGAGAAACTAAATGTGCTATCTGGACTGCAACTAACAACATTACTATTGGAACAGATTTCCAAGTACAAGATGTTGATATGTGGTATGACAAAAACTGTAAAGAAAACAGATTTAGAATGTTATACTCTATGGGAGTTGCTGTTAAAGAGCCAGGAATGGTTGTAACAATGACACAGGATTAATAATTAATGTTGATGGGGGGTGTCAAAGCTCCCCAGATACTTTTTTGTAACAATAAAAAAAATAATAAAAAATGGCTTTAACTAAAGGACACGCAATTATATGTTGCGACAGAAACCGAAGAGGTGGACTGAAAAGAATTTGGCTAGTTGAGCAGCAACATTTAACAGGAACTGTAGGTTATGCTACTGCTGGTACTCCTACAGGAGCTGCTGGTGGCGAGTTTAATGTTTTTACTGCTGATGATTGGTACGAATTTGAATTTGATAGAGGAACTGCTGGATTTAACGCAAATGCAACTAGAGAAAATGGTTCAACTCTTGTGAATATAGAACTAGAATTTTATATTCCAAAAATTACTGAAGAAATTAACGCAAGATTAAGAGAATTAACTGAATCATGTGGTGTATTTGCTTTAGTAGAAACTTATGCTGATGACTGTGATGCTGCTGATCCAGAAACTTATTTCTTCATATTAGGATATGATAAAGTATTTGAGAGCAAAGCATATATGGAGTTCTCTTCTGGAGAGCAAACTACAGGTATGGGATTACAAGATGCTAATGGTACACTTGTAAAACTTGCTGGAGTACATGCTGAATATCCAAGAGAAGCACTAGTATTAATTAGTGCTGCAAACTCTTCGCCAGGTACTGCTAATGTAATTGATTTATATCAAGCAAGTAGTGGTGTAACTAATGCTTGGACAACAGACTAGTATTTTAACTTTTTTTAAGGTTGGGGGAGGAAACTCCCCTAACTCTTAAATTTTTATATATTTGTAAAATGAAATATAATTTTATAAAATCGTACTTTATCTCAAATGATGATGATATTGTACTGTTATCTGGTAAAAATAATATAGCAATTAATTTTAACTCAAATTTATCGCAAAAGGTATTGTCAAAATTACATAGCATGAACAAACCTTATGTAGAACTTGAAGGGGAGGAGAAGGTTATTGAACCAGCAAAACCTAAAATGAAATTTAAACCTAAGAAGAAAAAAGTTAAAATAAATGAGTCGCAAAAACCAGAAGCAGAACCAAAAGATAAAACATATACAGAAAGAGAGTCCTAAAATATTAGGTTATTCTTTTTCTAAAGATGTTTCAAAAGAAGCACCAAAAGAGCCACATCCTTATAAGGCATTAAGAGATGATTGGATACCTTTTGGTCAAAATAATTTATTCCCACAAGAACTTTCAGAGCTTTCCAGATCAGCATCAACACACAGGGCTATACTAAGTACAAAGACCACTTTTACTATAGGAGAAGGTCTTAAAACTAACAACAAGGCATTAACAAATTTGTTAGAAGATGTAAATACTTTTGGCGAGTCTATGGATGATGTTGCAAAAAAAGTTTTGTCAGATTTTTGGAAATTAGGGAATGGTTATATGGAAGTAGTAGTTGGACAAGGCTACTTAAATTTTTTTCATCAAGATGGTACAACAGCTAGAGTACATAAAGATGGGAAACATATTTTATTGCATCCAGATTGGGAACATGCAAGGCAACATCCAGAAGATTTAAGAAAAGTACCTATTTACCCAGAGTTTAAAAAAGAAAGCAATGGTGCTGTGTATCGTACTATGGTGCATTTTACAGACTATGAAAGTACATATTACTATTATGGTATGCCAGATTACTGTGCAGCTTTAGACCACATAAAAATAGCAAATCAAATAGGTGTTTATAATTTAACTCGCTTTAAAAATGGCTTTATGCCAAGTGCAATTATAGAATTAAATGCAGATATGGGCGAAGATGAAGCACAAGACTTTATAGATGATGCTGTAGCTAAACTAACAGGAGCAGGAGATAATAGTAAAATATTATTTATAGCAAAAAATGGAGAAGGAGATGCCACAAATGTTAATGTTATAAATGATACTAGTGATGGATCTTTTATGGAATTACAAAAAATCACAAACGACAATATTATATCTGCACACAGGTGGAATCCAGCATTGTCTGGAATACAAGTAGCAGGTCAATTAGGAAACAATCAGCAAATATTAACAGCATACGATATAGCTATGTGTACTGTTATAAAAGAACCACAAATGATGTTTCTTAAATGTATAAAGAAAATATTAAAAATAGAAAAAGGAATAAATGCTAGTGATTTGCATTTCCATACTAAACCTCCTGTATCATTATTAGGAGCAATAAATCCTACTGAATACATTTCAATACAAGAAGGTAGAGAGGTGTTTCATTTGCCAGAGTTGAGTGAAGAAGATTTGCAAAAGCTGATAGAAGAAAAAGCAACAAAAAAACCAGCTAATATAGAACCAGAAAAAAAAGAAGAAGATGGCACTAATTACTAAACAAGAAGTAGTAGATAAAGCTATGACAAATGCTAATTTTGATCAGCATTTAATAAAATCTACATTTATAGAAATAGCAGAATTAAATCATTTAAAACCATTTTTAGGAGAAGATTTGTATATTGCATGTTCTGGAGGTAGCTATGTTACTTTAGTAAACAGCTATATAAAAGATTATTTAGCATTTTGTGTCAAGTTTGAAATCTTGCCAGACATTACATACAATACAACATCACAGGGAGTAGTAGATAATATTGCAGACTTTACTAGTCCTGTGTCAGAGAGAAAATTAAATTATTTACGACAAGAAGTATATAAAAAGGCAGAAACATTTAAGAAGAAGATGGAAACATATTTAGATGACAATGCAAATTTATATCCAGAATGGCTAGGATGTGCTGATTGTGGTGGTAGAAAGGGTGGTAGTGTTAGTAAAAGACATGGCATAATAACCTATTAATAAATGAAAAACCATAATAAT